CACCGTCTTTTACAGAAGCGGCAGTTTCCGACGCTCACTAGCGGAGGTTCTTGTCGCGACTGGATACTGGACACCCGACATCCCATTCGACACAGACGATCTCTTTACGGTTGTTGACGTGTTGAACGAACAACAGAAATCACAAAGGAGCAGACGATGACAACAAACACTTCACTTGAAGTCGTCGGAGTTCGTGACGCTATTCGTTCGCTCAACAAGATTGAGCCTGGTCTCCGTAAGCAGTTCACCGCCGACGCAACCCGTATTGCTCAACCTGCCATCCAAGAAGTCCAGAAGAGTTACACGAAGGTTCCTTTGTCCGGTATGGCGCGCAAATGGGAACAAGCCAATAAGAAGATATTTCCGTTCTCGGTGGCAAAGGCAGTCTCTGGAGTCAAGTTGAAGGTTGACGCTTCTCGAGAGGCAACGTCGCTGATCTACATAACTCAGACCAATGTGGCAGCAGCCGTTTTTGAAGCAGCGGGACGCGCGAATCAGAACCGCCTGGGGGATTCCCTGGGGCAGTTGCGTCCGAACCATACGCGCATTCTCGGGCCTGCCGTCTTTCGCAAACGTCGCGAGATTGAAGGCGAAATGCTTCGCGCCACTAACGAAGTAAAAGCCCGCGTCGAAAGAGAACTCAAATGACAATCGCAATCCCAATCGTCACGTCATTCGACGGCAAAGGAATCTCATCCGCCGTTAAGGAATTCAAAAATCTGGAGACCAATGGCGAGAAGGCGCAGTTTGCAATCAAGAAGGCAGCCGTTCCCGCAGCTGCTGCACTGGCGGGTCTGACCGCTGCACTCGGATCAGCAGTAAAGGGCGCAATCGAGGACGCAGCCGCACAGGACAAACTTGCAGAACAGATTCGACGCACCACAGGCGCAACGGACGCACAGATCAACATGAACGAGGACTGGATAGCCGTCCAGGGCAAACTGCTCGGAGTCACTGATGACGAACTTCGTCCGGCACTTGGAGGTCTTGTCCGCGCTACTGGCGACATCACAAAGGCGCAGGAACTGGCATCGGCTGCTATGGACATCTCCAGTGCCAAAGGATTGAGCCTTGAGACGACCACTAAGGCTCTAGAAAAGGCATACGGGGGCAACATGACCGCCCTTGCCAAACTGTCTCCAGAACTTCGCGACATGATTAAAGGTGGAGCAGACCTCGACGAAGTCATGCAAGCAATGTCCAAGACCTTCGGCGGTGCAGCATCCGAAGCAGCCGAAACCACCGCAGGCAAATTTGCCAGAATGAAAATTGCCCTCGACGAAACAAAAGAGTCAATCGGCGCATCACTCATGCCCGCAGTTGAGGCGGTTCTTCCGTTCCTTCAGAACCTCGCTACATGGGCGCAAGACAACCCAACATTTTTCACCGTAATCGCAGTCGCCCTTGCAGCAATAGCCGCGTCTGTTGTGGCAATCAACATCGCTATGAGCCTCAACCCAATCAGCGCAATCGCAATCGGTATCGGCGTCCTCGCAACGGGAGCCGTCCTTGCATACAAGAAGTTTGAGACATTCCGCAACATCGTTGACACAGTCTTCGGTGGCATCCGCTGGTGGGTCACCAACGTCACAATTCCGGTATTCAAACTTCTTTACGACATCGCAAAATTCACTTTTACTAACATCGCCAAACTGTGGAACAACACCCTCGGCGGATTCAGTTTCACAATTCCAGACTGGGTGAAATACACAGGCGTCGCTGGTGCACTGTTGGCTGGCAAAAGTTTCTCAATCCCAAGCATCGGCGGAGGCGACGGCGGAGGGTTTACAAATGCTCGAGAGTTCGAAGAATCCCAAAAAGGCGCTCTAGCAATTCCAAGCGCATTGACTGCACCAACCATCGCAGCAGCTGCTCCAGGCAAACCACAGAACACCGCAGCGCCCGTGATGGACAACACGTCAGGCAACGCAGGAGGCTTCGAGCAAGCAGGCATCGGCGGTATCGGGCCATTCAGCAACATCACAATCAACATGGACGCAGGACTTGTCTCGTCACCTGCCACAGTTGGTCAAGACATCATCGACGCCATCCTCGCAGCGCAACGCAACTCTGGACAGGTCTTTGCACCGGCGGTCACCTTCTAATGACTGTCCCCACATATCAAGTCCTCGTCGGATTCCAGACGACCACAGGATTCGGTCAACCCTTTCAACTAAACGACGCCGTTTACGGTCTACTCAACACAGGCACCCTCGGCGGACTTGCATACGCAGACCTGACCTCGCTTGTTCTGTCGGTCAACATCAAGCGCGGACGCAACCGCCAACTTGACCAATTCAACGCAGGAACCGCACAAGTCGTCTTTAACAACAACTCCCGCATCCTTGACCCGCTAAACACCGCCTCGATCTATTACCCGTTTGTCCTGCCTCGCTCGCCAATCATCATCTATGCGAACGGGACACCGATATACACAGGGTTCGTAGAGGATTGGGACTTGGATTATCAGAACGCCAATCAAGGCAGAATGTTCGCTCGATGCGTTGACACCTTCGGAACTCTTGCAAATCAACAACTCAACGCATTTACCCCGTCGGCACAGACCTCAGGGTTGCGCGTAGACGCCGTTTTAGACCGTCCAGAGATTGCATACCAGGGCGCAAGGTCTATCGGTACAGGGTCGTCCACTTTGGGGGCTTACGCGGTCTCTCAGGACACAAACGTCCTCAACTATCTACAGCAGGTCAACACTTCCGAGCAGGGGTATCTATACACCTCAGCAGACGGAACCCTTACCTTCAAGGGCAGGTCGAGCGTTCTCAACCCTGTCGCAAACGCCTCATTCACTACAAACGGCACAGGCATTCCATATATGACCCTGGTCAACCAATACGGATCAGAACTGCTCTACAACTACATCGTGACGCAATCACCCGCAGGCGCGGCACAAACATCATCAGACGCCAACTCAATTTCCCTGTATCAGGCGCAAAACTACAACCTTCTAAACCTCTTAAACTCGACAACTGCAGAAGTAGCAGGTCTTGGCTCATACCTTCTTGGAAAATACAAAGACCCTGTTGTCCGTTTTACTGGCGTCTCATGCGAACTTGCAGCACTCACAGCTGCGCAATGGGCAACCATCTTTGCAATTGACCTCACCTCAATTGTCACGGTGCAAAAGGATTACAACACCGGAACCCCACTCACAGAATCGCAGACTTTGATTACTTCAGGAATTGAACACCGAATCGTTCCAGGGTCTCATATTGTTTCGTACACTTTCGAGAGTACGGACGGCAACCAGTACTTAACCCTTGACGATGCAATCTTCGGAACGCTCGACAATAACCTTTTAAGTTTCTAAAGGAGACACAAAATGACAGCATTCCAAACCTTCACAGCGGGCCAGATTCTCACGGCTGCACAACAGACGGCGCTCCAGGCTAACAGCACCAAAATTTCGATATTTGAGCAACAGCAAGCCTCAAGCAGCGACGGCGGTACTGCAACAATCAACGCATGGACAAAACGCACATTAAACACAACCGTCGTCAATAACATCACAGCCTGCTCTATTGCTTCAAGTGTCATCACCTTGACCGCTGGCAGTTACTACGTTGAAGCCATCGCTGGTTTTTATAGAACTAGCACGAGTCAATTACGGCTTCGTAATACAACGGCTGGAGCTGACCTAGCACTAGGCGCTACTGCTTTTGCTGCATCAGGAGTTGCTGCTGGTACTTTTTATGCCGACTTAAAAGGCTATTTTACTTTGACAGGATCAACCAACATTGAATTGCAGTATTACGTTTTAGTAACAAACGGCGGCAACGACCTGGGCGTTGGCGGTACTTGGGGCACTAACGTTTTTGCAAACTTAACGCTGGTACAGGTTGCGTAAATGCGTAAAAGCCTAATTCTATTGGTCATTTGCGCATCGCTTACCGCTTGCGCAGACCGTGAACGCCTCAACTGCCCACCAACAAAAAACAAAGCCCTACGCGGCGTAACCGAAACAATCTCAACAACAATTGCACCCGCTTATGGCGATGGAGGGAAATGCGTATGAAACCACAAAACAGAATGAGCAACGAAGAAATAAAAGCACGACTTATCTTCGTCGTAGCAATCGGATTAACGCTTGCCTTCGTTCTGTCAATCATCTCACTTCTTTACGGCTTACTCTTTGTGA